CAAATTACCAGAAGCATCAATCTTTGCTACAGGTGTCGATATATTGTAGATATACAACACATTGGATGCCTCAACAAAAGAGAAGTTTGAAAATGTTCCATCTGCTTTTGAAGCAATAGCTGTTTGAATATTCGTAAATTCTGTGTCAATCTCAGTTCCTTTGACAACCTTTGAAGCATTGCCAGAAGCAAGAGCATCCTTTGATGCAAAGTTGGTGGTTTTTGTGTAATTAGCCATATTTATTCCTTAACCAAGTTTTCCATTTTTAGCTTGAATCTCAATCTTCTGAATACTCACAGCAGAACCATTTATATCAATTTCATACGCTGTTTGCACAACTTTGCCAAATCCTGACGCTTGACCTACCAAAGTCCCAATCTGGATGCCTGATGAATAGTACGCCACAGGAATTCCATTTGCACCATATTCAGCAATTCCATATTCTGCTACTGTAGATATGGGAATAGTTGCTTGTGTTGCGTAATATTGTGCAGAAAAGTCATACGACCATTTAATAGTAATGATCTGGTTAGTTCCACCAATTACCACAACAGAAATCTTCTTCAATATAGATGTGATATTTTGATCGCCAAGATCCGCATAATTGGTGTAATACTGAAAGCGATAGGTTGAGGCATGGTCAAGGTAAGTTCCATACTTACCAATATACCCATTCTTACCAATTAACAAGTCACCATTTCTGCGAGACAACAATGCAGTTGGTTCAATGCTATCCCAAGTCGTTACTCTAGCTGAACCATCTTGCAACTGCGCCTTCGTATCAAATACATAGACTTGTTTTGCAATAGGAAGCGTTAAAAGGTAAAACGCATTAACTTCAGAATAAACAGCTTTGATGTTAGATTTTGTTTCACCAGATACATAACCCATCAGATCATTACGAACATTTTTAGATAAATCACGCAAAGGTGCTGATTTCTCTTGAATAGTACGCATCAGACTGCGAACACCAGAGTTAGACAAGAAAACAATGTCTGATCCCGTTGAAACTATGGTATCTCTTGCTAAACAACCAATATTGCCTATAGTGTCAGACAAAGACATTGTGGACGGAGTTGTTGCCCCTTGATAAACCAATATCTGACGACTACCAAAGATAATTAAGAAATTGTTGTGTGCGCCAAGTCCTACAATTTGATCTGAACCATTAGGCCAAACACGTGAAACATCCAAAGTACCTGAAGTCCCACCTGTCCAATTATGACCAGTAAGCAAGTCAGAAAAGCTAATTGTTACATTGTCAGAAGTTGTTTCTGCTACCCATAAACGACCAAAGGCAGATATAGCAATGTTTGCTAAAGGCACTGTACCTGTGTAACCAGTCTTTTCTGAGACTCTGCGATATGTGGTGGTGCTTACAGCAGGATCGTAAATTAATGGATCAAATCCTGCTTGAAAAAAGTATGTAATTCCATTTAAAGATGCACATTGCCAATTGCTTGCCGTAATAGTAGGTGCAGTACCTCCCCCACCATAGGTCAACTCTGTAACTGTATTTGTAGAGCTGAGTTTGAATAATTTGTTATTTCCAGCAAACAATACAGTCAATGTTCCATCAAGCTGAACAAGCTCATGGATAACCTTTACATCATTAGATCCAAGATTGCCACTTGAAGAATTAACTCTTGAGTAGCCTTTACGAGCGCCAATACGTCCATATTGGTCAATCACGCAATTAGTGGCAATTGAAGCATATCCAGCCTCTAATGTAAGAGGAGAATCTTGAGTGTTTAAGCCAAAAAAACCAGGAGCCTGAACACTAAAAGTCTGCAAGTTTTGCGTCATACTGCAACAAACTCCTGATTCTCAGGATAACGAGTGCCTTCCAAAGCAATGTAATCAGACAACATAGATTTATATAACAGGTATGCTTCAGATGATGACAAACCACCATCTTCACCACGCTCTACCAAAGCACGAGAATAGGCATTCTGAACCACCAAAACGTCAGGTACAAGCACAACAGTGGAGTCACTAGATAAAGTGGCTTGTGGAACTGTTAAGCTAAATGGAATGCTATACACACCATTAGGGCGAGGGTAAAGAGTTACCTTAGTGTCGTAACTACCATCAACACCATCAAAGGCATACTCTGTTGGGATACCACTAACAGGAGTAGAGAAATTCTGCTTTCTGTTCATTGAAGCAAAATCAATATTCTTCATGCCCACATTGCTGGTGGCATTAATGACATCAATAACTTGGAACTTCTGACCAGCACCAGTTAAAGAATAAGAATATGTGCCAGAAGTAGTAGACAGAGTAATAGTTGTGCCTAGAACATTCCAAGCAAAAGCATCTTCAATCTGACGTTTGGCATCATTGACAAATTTGCCAATTAGTGTTGAGTAAGATGTTTCGGTAACAGTAGCTACTGTTGTCTCCCGTAACCTTATAAGGACATCATTTACAAGTTCAAGGTAGGTCATGTTCTAGTCAACCCTTCTTCTTCAATCGTGACTGCAACAGCAAATGTTGATGTTGATTCTGATGTTGCTTTAAGTATGTCGCCTTCTTCCATTACAAAATAAGATACACCGCCCCAATCTTGAGTTGTTTTGGAATTAACTGTGGTTTGATAAACCAGTGAATATGTAACAGAGGCAGATGTGTCTACCCAATCAAAAGTAATGTGTTTGTTTGATGAGGATGCGTTAACGGCACGAAGCAATACTACCCTTGCGTAATACCCTTTTGGTACTGTATAGAGGGTTGTTAGCGTATTTGCTGTAAGATTTGCGCCAACCGATAATGCTCTCATTTCGCCTTTGCCTTATTCCTTGCGGATATAGCTTTAGCTTTTGCCTTTGCGTCAGCTTTTGAGGTTGCACCCCATGCTTTGAGCGAAAGAAGCAGTCTTGTTGGTTCACCTTTCTTGTCGTACTCAGGGCCATCATTGCCACTCATACGAGCCAAGAAACTTGCTCTGCGAGGATTATCCCCCGACTTTACTGGAGGCTTCAGATTACCACCAGTCTCTGCATTATAAGACGCTCTGCCCTTGGCATTCAAGCCGCCTTTTGGATTTTGACCAGCTTTTGTTTGCCAAGTAGGAGATTTCATCAGTACCCCATCATTGTTTTCTTTTTAGGTTTCTTTGCTGTCTTTGCTGCTTGTTTGAAATCAGCGGCAGTAGGTGCAGCTTTTGACCCCACCTTATTCATCTTTTCACCAGAGCCAGCTTTGATTCTGGCTTGTTTGGCATGAATATTTGCGTAAAGACCTTGTTTCATTTCATTTTCTTTTTAGGTTTGCTCATGCCAGCTTCTGACAAAGCAATGGCAACTGCTTGCTTCTGTGATTTCACAACTTTGCCTGTTTTTGAGCCTGAATGCAAAGTACCTTCCTTGTACTCATGCATTACTTTGCCAACCTTTTTTTGAGCCATTGTGGGTTTTTTCATAGAATTTCTCCTTAATAGAGGATTTTGGCAGTGATTGAACCTGAAGTCCAAGCTGTAACATTTGCTCGTAAATACTTAGGAGCATTAGCTAAAGTGACAAATCCATCAGCAGTCAAGGCAGTGCCAATAGTGCTAAAAGTTGTTCCATCAAGACTACCTTGCAGTGCAACAGTAGCAGTTGTGATACCTGTCACATGGAGAATTGCTGGTTGACCAGCATCAGCCTGAACAGCCTTAGATGCACCTGTAGCGCCAACAGCACTGAGCAAAGTGACGGGAGTGGTTAAAGATGCCATTATTTACCTCTTGAAGATTTTTTCATCATGTTGGTAGCAGTTCTACTACCACGCATAGGAAGACCTTTAGGTTTGCCAATAGCAACCATAATAGTCACAGGAACGCCCTTTTTAGCGGGTGTTTTAGCGGGAGTTTTGGGTTTAGTCTTCATTTCAGTCCTTTTTGATTGAACCACCAGATTTCCAAGCATCACAAGTCCTAGCAGAAGCACAGGTGAAGTGGAATAACTCACAAAAACCTAGATCAGCAGCATCAATAAACTGCTGGTCATAGTCAATTTCATTCTCTGAATTCTTGCCTTTTTCCAATCCGCTTTTGATGCAATCCATCATCTTGGGAGTCTGTATAAATGCCGCACAGTTACCGCAACGCATGGTTTTAACCACACTGGTAGGTGCGTTATACATCTTGGCTTTCGTCAGCCAAAACGCCTCATTAGGCTCGTCTGGATTGGGTGGCCCATAACCAAACTTCTTGAAAGCATTGTTCCTGTTTTTTAGGTTAACTTCAATATCCTGAGTAGGAAGTGGGCAAACTTGGCCTGAAAGCATTCCATCTTTCATTTCCACAACCTATCGGCTACAAATGTAAAGACTCCACCAGCAATACTAGCGATAGTCATCCCCATCCAAAAACCGCCTTTAGACTTGTTTGCCAACTCTAAAAGACACTTAACGTCTGCACTAAGACTGTGCATTTCATTCTGTAGAGCCTCTACTTGAGCCTCTAACTTGCCAAAATCCCTTGCGTCAACTTCAGACATTTGCAACCTTTCTTGGTCTTCCCATACGCTTAATTGATGGAATTACAGGCGCAAATGCGGTATCTGTACGCACAGAATCATCAGATTCTATGGTTACTTCTTGTTCATCTACTCTAACATAACCTTGATGACCCTTCATAGAGTCAATATCATGCTGAAGCGTAAAAGTTACACAATTACCCGACTGTAAACAACGAAAAGTAGCCATAAAACCCTTTAAATGAGAAAGGGGGGATTAGCCCCCCCATCTATCCTGATTAAACAGGGCGACCAATGACAAGTTTCAATGTTGTTGAAGCCAAGTCAATAGAACTTGCTGTTGGGTTAACAGTTACGATAGTCACTGTGTTAGCGGCTGAAACGTATGCTCTACGCATCAATCCAGCTTCGCTAACGCCAACAGACATACCAATAACCATATCACCCAAAGCTACTCCTGCAACAGTTACTGTGTCTGTAGCTGTAGCTGTAGTAGCGACTGATGCGCTATCTAAAGTACAGGAAACATTCCAAGTATCTGAAAACAAACCACGAAATTGGTCATTTCCACGGCGGGAAGTGACTGCTGTTGCTGCTGCCATTTTGATTTCTCCTAATTAAGTTTAAAAAGTCCCCCCACCATTACAGTAGGGGGCTCAATTGCAATTAGGCTGGAACTGCCAAAGCAAACATAGAAGAAGACTTAGCTGCTCCCACAGTAGCGGCATTACGCAAAGCAGCAACGCCGTACAAAGTGTCAGATGTAAACAGAGTAGCCAAATACTCTTGTTTGTACTGAATTTGTGAACGAACACCAATTTGCTCAACCAGAACCATAGAGTCCTTGTGGCCCATCAAACACACACGAGCAGCGTTAGAACCAGAAGTGGTATCAGCGTTGCTAGAAGTGAACACAGGGATACCATAGAGGTTACCGATTTCACCATTGCGGATAGCATCGCCATTACCGACAAATGCTTGTTCGGTGTAACGAGCGAGACCCATCAAGGTGTTGCGGCTTGAGGGAGGAATGATGAAGAAACGATTGTCCATAGGAGTATCGTTGTCATCCAAACGCTGAATAGTGCGGCGAATAGCAGCATCAGTCAGAGCAGACTCATTGTTATTTGCGGCAACATAAGCTGTTGTACCATCACCACCAATAAAGGCGGCAGCATAAGCGGCTGCACCAGCAGTACCACCATTGGCAGAACGGCCCAACTGAATCAAGTCGGTGTCAACTTGGCGAGACAAAGCGTAACCAGCATCAGCAGTGTAGAACTGACGCATAGAGTTGAGTGCTTGTGCTTCGACAATATCTTCAATCAAGCGGCTATATTCATAGTGCTTGTTGATAGACACTTGGACTTCAGACTCAGTAGCGGCAATCAAAGTGACTGCTGACTCAGCGGCTTTAGCAGAAGCAGAACCACGAGTAGGTGCAGGAATGTGAACGATGTCACCTTTCTTGCCCTTGAAGTTCATCTTCATAACCAAGTTAGCTAAAACTAGGTTCTTCTTATAAGCCGCAACGATTTCGTCTGACCAAATTTCAGGGATGAAATTGGCTGCTGTGGTGGTAGTCACCGAGTTTGTGGGGGAAAATGATGTTGCCATTTGTGTACTCCAATAAAATCAAAAGTTAAGTTATTTGACCCGTCCCTCTGCGTATGCTTGCATGATCTCGTCACTCAAGGCATCGTAGCGGTTTGGGTCAGTCATCTTCAGCCGAATAAGGTCTGCCCTGCGATAGATTCTCTTTCCAGACTCTCCACTGCCACCTACATCAACTGTCGCCGCTTTAAGACTAGACTTGCGCTGAGTTTCCCCTGCTTCATTAGTCTGTTTAGCTTTAACACCACGCAACTGTTTATAGGTACTCAGCAATTCATTAGCACTGTCATAATCAAATTCACCATCAGCTTTTGCATACAAAGCAATGCGAATAGGTGAAGATTTCACCCAATTAACAAAGTCTGCATCTTGAGCAATCTGACCAAAATCAGGATGCTCCTGCGCTAACTTTTGCTGAATTTGCATCTTTCTGAACTCTTGACCAGCTTGTCTAGCCGCAAGTACATCAGGATGGTTATCAACAGTCTTACG